GTATGCACAGCAGTTGCAGCAACAGCAGTACGCGCATCAGGCTCAACAACAGGCACAGCAGACAACGCAAACGAGACAGCAGTCAAACGACACGATGCTGGATCAGTTGCGAGGAATGCCGTATCTGGATGGCAACACTGCCGCCCAATTGATGGAGCGTATGGTGAATGAAGGGATTAACCCTTTGAATACCGCACTCCAGCAACGCGATCAGGCGCTGGCTCAGTTGTATAAGGATTACAAATCCTTAAAAGAGTCTGTGGGTGCTAATCAAGGCAAGCAAGCACAGGACGCCCTCGATACACGGTTTGTCCAGATGCGAGAACAGATAGGATTACCCGATACTGAAATTGTGCATGAACTGATGCGAGATGTGTATTACTCCCATGAGGGGGACACGCTCGATCAGGAATATCCAGAAATGATGCGAAAGCGTTGGGAGGGTATTCAAAAAGCAGTTCGTGATTCGGATAGACGGAGCGCAAAAAAGGCGAAGGAATCTCCTTTCCCTTCACAGGGTGGTCAGATTTCTCCGACAAGCGGTAAAACAGGTGGGTATAAAACACCGGAAGAACGAACCGATGAATTATGGCCCATGCTTAATCCGAATAGCGTCGAATAGGTACCTACTCTAGTAAGGAGTTGGTTGATTTATGGCGAGTACAACTGATGTCGTCGAAGCCCTGAAATACACCTATGGTGTGGATCAGGTCTTGTACTTGGTCAATCAGGAGGTTGTCTGCTGGAATATGTTCCAGAAGGCGAAAAAACCTCTTGGTGGTCGTGGGCAGTTCATTATGCCCATCATGGTAAAAAACCCTGGTTCGTGGACGGGTATCGCAGAAGGTGGCGCATTGCCGTCTAATCTGAATCCTGACACAGCCGAGGCATCCTTCAGTCTTACAGAATTTGCGGGACTGTACAATATGTCGTGGAAACTTCTCCAAGACGCTCGGAACTCCAAGTTTGCGTTCCAGACGGCGTTGAAAATGATGGAGGCTGGTTTTCGCCGCAGCAATCATGCCAGCCGCCGATAACCAGACGACGATTACCGTCGATTCTCTACCGAGTCTCGATGTCGGCATGGTGGTTGACTTGATGGATGCGTCAGACAATGACACGAAGTTGGCTAACTCTGCAACGGTCACAGCGATAGATGCTCCTAATCGTACTGTCACGATTAGTGGTTCTGCGCCGAGTGGTACCGCCGCAGGGGACTACTTCGTCATTCAGGACACGGTATCGTCAAGCACCTCATACCATACCAATGGGTTGTTGGGCATTATTGACAACGATGATCCGCCAACACCGAAAGGTGACTTTGGTGGGATCGACCGTGCGACCGCAGGGAACGAATATTGGGAATCTGTGGTTCTGGCTAATGGTGGCACCAACCGCGCACTGACAGAAGACCTGCTGATGCAGCTTGAAGATTCTGTCCGTGAAAAAGGTGGGGCCAAGTTAAACTCCTACATCTCCAACCTGCCGATTATTCGCCGGTATCACGAACTGCTCCGCGAAGATGCGTTCTTTGCGATGAGTTCACCGAAGGCGTTTGATGGTGGGTCTGGTGTGGGGCGTGATGGTGGGGCGCAGCAAAAAGGTAAAGATGGTGGCGATGGCCGCACGATTTACCGTTTTAGCGGCAATCCGTGGCACGCAGAGCCGTATTTTGCGGCCAATACGATTATCGGTCTGGATACGAAGCATTTCTTCATCGGTCATGGTGAGAATGCAGTGCCTCGACCGGCATCGGAAATCTTCGATGGAACATCATTCTTCCGTCAGACTTCCAACGCCACTTTTGAGGTGGCCTGGTACTGGCAGGGTGAGTTGCTGAGTGATAACCCAGCGGCTGGTGCGAAGACTCAGCACTTGGCATTCTCGGTGCCAGTCCTTTAATCTCAACTTTGGTCTTCTCCCTGCCACTTCGCCAGAAAGAAGGTAAGTATGGGTATCAAAGCGATTGCTCGACTCGCTCCTGTTCATGTCGTCTATACCATTTCTGCGGGAGAAGCCGCAGATACCGGGATTTTCGTCGCTGACCAGGATTATGAAATCATGGATGTGCGTGAGGTTCACAGCACGGCTGGAGCCAGCAGCACGACGTTGGATGTCGGTGTGGCCGCATCGGGGACCGCCCCGGCCAGTCTCACCACTGCATTAAGTTCGACATTGGCGTTGGACAGCACAGCAAATACGCCAGTGCAATCCACACTGACAGCAACCCTTGCCAATCGGAAACTCGATTTAGGGGAGCAACTGTCGTTGAATTACACCGGAACGGTCACAGCCTATGAAGGGGCTGTGCATGTCGTGTTGAAGACGGTCCGTACGAATACAACGTATTAAGGAGGCGCATGGAGGTCTTTGATCCTGTTCGGTACTCGCTAGAGGAAAACAAGTTTTTCCTGTCGCATTTATGTGAATCCCCTGTCTCGGCCATGCAGGAGTCACTTCCAAGTGGGGTGAATCCTGTTGCGGTACAAGAAGTTCTTGGCGAAATTTATGAGCTTGAAGAACTCAACAAGCATCGAGGCATTGAATGGGCAGGAAAAAAAGCAGTATCAGTCACCATTGAAAAGTATTTGACTGAACATGAGCGGTGGAGTGAAATGTCTACTCGCGGTGCGCCACGCTTTCCGACGATGCACGCATGGGATGGTCGTGGTCGTCCACATCGTGGTGGCATTTCATCTGATTCAGGTGGTGTCAATACGTATTTCGATGAAAAGGGTGAACGAGTCTCGTTTCGGGTTCCTTTGAGAGATGTGGCGGCGGAGCTTTTCAAGGCACCGTGGGTCAAAAAAGACGAACCTGTGCCAGAAGCGTTGATTGAAGATACTGAGAAGGGATCATTGAAGTGTCCCGTCGATGGATGGGTTTCAAACTTCAAGCCAGAATCTCGCCAGTCCTACAACATGGCCCGTGCGCGTATGTCGAGACACTGTAAGTCGAGCAAGGATGATCGTGTGCGTGAGTTCGGCATGAAGGTCTTTGGGTAATGAATCTCCCTCCGATTGAGGAAAGTCCTCAGTTTTGGCATCCCAATCGGTTCGGCGTGCAGTTTGCACCGGAGTCCTTTCGACAGCAGCTTCGGGAGATACATCACGATTTAGAAGCCACATGGCATCCTGTTCGTGAGCGGTGGTTGGTCTGGTACAAGCGTCCTCGTATACAACACCATCGATCAAAAGGGTGGTTGTTGTTGTTTGTGGTGGAAGATTCCAGTGGTGACTATGTTTCTCTGGACACCCGTGCATTAGCTGCCTGTTATGAACAGAGTGGGTTTAAGTGGGGGTCTGGGAAGAAGTATTGGGCGAGAGTCGAAGAAGAGTCACAGCGAGAGCAAATGGAACGCGATGCTGACCGAGAACAACTGCTTTCGGATGTAGGATCTGATCGATGGGATCATACGAGAATACAGGTCAGTATGCGCGGTCATTCCTCTGGCAGTAAATTTGTGAATCACCATGCGGGGGATTAAGTCTTATGGCTACAGGCCAATCAATGCTGGACACGATGGAAGTGATGGATCGTGGCCTTCAGCTTCAGTCAGGTGAAACCGGTGTTACGTTCGGTCTGCGTGCATTAAACGCTGCACAAGACCATTTTGAGTCACTGATGGCGTTGCAACCCAACGTCATGGCCTCAAGTATTGGCACCGTGACCACAGCGGCCAGCACTGAATCGACCGCATTCCCGACCGGATTGGTTCGTCTGGATCGATTGCAGTTTATTGATCCGACCACGAGTCGTCCCGCATGGGACTTGGATCGCGTGGGGTATACCGGAGATCACTATAGCTCACAGGTGGGGCAACTCAATACCACGACGACGGGTCGGCCTGTGCGATACTGGACGAATGGGAGTCATATCTATTGGGATCCCCTGCCTGACACCACACATACGGTGCGGTATTACGGGATGAAAACCGCAGATGCGATCACGGCGGGCGGGACGTTTTCGTATCCAGAGATTGTGATGCTGCCGATTGTGCAGTTTGCCGTTCGGATGCTCAGAATCGGAAAAGACGATGAAGCAGGTCCGGTGATTGATCTGGGGAATCAGATTTTTGGTCCGGTCATACAAATGTTAGCGAGATTCAATCGGGATCGTGCGCCTGGTTACGATTATCGCTATTCCCATACGGAGTAGAAGATGCCCAATGTTATCGACAAACGGACAGGAAAAGTAATAAAAGAGTTTGGTTACACAGAAGACGACCGCGATGCGGCTGAAGCATTTGCTAGTCGTAGTGAGCATTACATTGTTGGCGATCAGTCGTTGACGCGGCATCCTCCGATGGGGGAGGGTAAAATGGGGTTGGGACGTACAGAATTTAGCGGTCCTGGTAAACAGCAACCTAGAACCGCATCATATGCGGGTACAGATGTTATTAGATCAGATATAAATCGTGACGCAGTTCTTAGTGGGTCGAAGCGTGAAAGTTTAGAAACGAGTGATAGGCTCGGAATACCACAACCCCGCGCTACATACATACAATCAAATGCTCCTCAACCACATGGGGAGCAGGTACAAAGAGATATTGCTCCGACGGTTCCCGGTGGAAATCCCATTGCGGGAATGGTCAATCGAAATCCTATTACCAGTGTCGATCCG